GAGGTTCACTTGATCAGATGGCAATCGATTCATTGGCAGTTAGAGTTGACATGCAAGAAATTACAGGGTATAATGTATGGAGAGATGTCAGAACTGCAATTGATATTCTCTACGGCACTACAAATGGATATGTAGATGTAGACCATCCACTATTTAAACGACATGAAGTGATCAAACATCATCCTGTCCACGACTGTGCACTTGATGCTATGCAACTAATGTATGGAAAAACAACTTAATGGAATTTTACACAAGCGTCCATCCACTGGGCGATAAGATACTCGTTAGAGGGTACGATAAAGGAAGAGCATATCAGCGTAAGGTAGATTTCTACCCTACGCTTTTTGTCACTTCTAAGAAGCAATCCAAATGGAAAACATTGGATGATACATTCGTTGATGAAGTAAAACCTGGAACGATTAAAGACACAAGAGAGTTTGTCAAACGCTACGAAGATGTAGAAGGTTTTGCTGTGTATGGTAATACCAATTATGCATATCAATATATCAGCGACACTTACCAAGACGATGTTAATTGGGACATGGAACAAATCAAAGTGTTCACCATTGACATTGAGACTGCCACTGAGAATGGATTCCCAGATATCCGCAGTGCCAATGAAGAGATTCTTCTAATCACGATTAAGAATCTACAAACGAAGAACATTATTACCTTTGGCACTAAGCCATATGAAAACAAACGAGAAGATTGTCAGTATGTTTACTGTCGTGATGAACAACAACTACTGAAAGAGTTTATCATTTGGTGGCAACAGAACTATCCAGATTGTATCACTGGTTGGAATACAGACTTCTTTGATGTGCCATATCTTATCAAACGATTGGACAGAGAACTTGGTGATTCATTCTCCAAGAAATTCAGTCCATGGGGTTACATCAATGAACGCAAGACATTCATTAAAGGCAACGAAGAACTTCACTATGACATTCTAGGTATTTCTCAACTAGACTATTTGGAACTCTACAAAAAATATACATATACAAAGCAAGAGTCTTATCGTTTGGATTATATCGCACAAGAAGAATTGGGCGACAAGAAGAAAGAAAATCCAGGAACAGACTTCAAAGATTTCTATACAAACTACTGGGATAAGTTTGTTGAATATAATATTCACGATGTGGAGTTGGTTGATCAACTCGAAGACAAGATGCGTTTGATTGAACTGCATCTGACCATGGCATACAATGCTAAGATTAATCCTGAAGATGTTTATTCACAAGTTCGTATGTGGGATACTATCATCTACAATCATCTTCGTAAGAAAGGTATTGTCATTCCTGCGAAGACTTCTTCAGGTAAAGACGCACAGTTCGAAGGTGCTTTCGTTAAAGATCCAATTATCGGTATGCATAAATGGGTAGCATCCTTTGACTTAAACAGTTTGTATCCACACTTGATTATGCAGTACAACATCAGTCCTGAGACATTGACCAGCGAGAAACTTTCTGTCAGCGTTGACAAATTGCTTAATCAAGAAGTGGATACATCTTATGTTAAACGAAGAGACCTTACCTTAACTGCAAATGGTTGGACATATCGTAAAGACATCAAAGGTTTTATGCCTGAGTTGATGGAACATATGTATGTTAATCGCAGTAAGTTTAAGAAACAGATGCTAAAGGTTGAGCAAGAATATCAAAACGATAAGACAAAGGTTCATTTGTTAAAAGACATCAGCCGACTAAACAATCTACAGATGGCTATGAAGATTGCTCTCAACTCTGCTTATGGTGCGATGGGTAATCAGTACTTCCGTTACTTTGATATTCGTATGGCTGAAGGTATTACCACCAGTGGTCAGCTATCCATTCGTTGGATGGCAAACAAGTTGAATGCGTTCCTTAACAAAACTCTCAAGACAGAGGGTAAAGATTTCGTTGTTGCTATTGATACTGACTCAATCTATCTGACATTGGAAGAACTGATTGAGAAGATTTGTGAAGGTAAAACTACTGAGCAGAAGATTAAAACGATGGACAAAATCTGCGAAGAAGTATTTCAACCATTTATTGATCAAGGTTACAGCGAATTGGCTGACTACATGAATGCGTATGGTCAGAAGATGCAAATGAAACGAGAAGTTCTAGCTGACAAAGCAATCTGGACTGCCAAGAAACGATATGTTATTAATGTTCATAATTCGGAAGGAGTGCAATTTGCGAAACCTAAAATCAAAGTTATGGGTTTGGAGATGGTCAAGTCGTCTACACCTGCGGTTATTCGTGACAAACTTAGGGATTCGCTACAAGTTATTCTTGCTGGCGATCAAAAAGACCTACATACATATGTAACAGCTTTTAAGAAAGAGTTTGATAAACTGCCAGTGCATGAAGTGGCATTTCCTCGTGGTGTGAATGGTATGAAGCAGTATGCTGGTTCTCCGATTTATACAAAGGGAACACCAATTCATGTTCGTGGTGCATTGCTTTATAATCATCACTGCAAACGAATGGGATTAGATAAGAAGTATCAACCAATTCGTGATGGTGATAAGATTAAGTTTGTTTATGTCCGCACACCAAATCCTCTGCAAGAAGATGTAATTGCTTTTAGTCAGCATCTTCCAAAAGAGTTTGGACTGGAAGCATACATAGATTATGACAAACAATTTGAAAAGGTATTTCTTGATGCTCTACAGATTGTCATTGAACCACTAGGTTGGAAGACTCAAGAAGAAAGTTCGTTGGAGGATTTCTTTGGATAACATACAAGTAACACCATTATTTTCAGTGCCACTATATACAAACATACTGATGCTAACTGAAGATGAGAAACAGTTTTTTAGAGAACAACCATATGTTAGAATGAGTTCTAATAATGGTTTTTATACTCAAGATAAAAAGATTTTAGAAAACGAAAAACTGTCTCGTTTGAAAAATGAAATTATGGAAAACATTAGATATTATCTTCTAGAAATTTATAAGATAGATTTATCTACTATTGAATTTTACATAACAACATCATGGTGTAACAAACATGTAAAGAATGATTTTGCTCATCGGCACAATCACAAAAACTCTATATTTTCTGGAGTGTTGTATTTTGACATAGCACCATCAAGTGGCAATCTTGTTATAGAATCTCATACATCATTATTACCATCAGCATTATTTGAATTTAAACATACTGAATGGAACATATTTAATTCTAGAGTTTGGAAAGTTTATCCAAAAGAAAATCTTGTGACAATATTCCCATCAACTTTAATGCACTATGTTGAAAGTAACACAACTGATACTGAAAGGTATTCTGTCCCATTTAATGTTTTCGTTAAAGGTAAACTAGGATGGGATGAAATGGAATTACATCTATGAGTAATATCAGAGTAATTAAAAAAGGAATAAATGTATCTAAGATACTGAAACAATTGCATCAGTATCCAGAGGATTGGGGTGCTCAGAAAAATATTGAGGGTGTAGGAGATCTTGTGGATGATTGTGGATTCCCTGCAGTTGAAGCAGGTGTTCTGCAATTAGTCATGGGAGTTATCTCATCTAAAGACCAGTATGTTGGTGATAGTGAGATGTCTGCATCAACACCTGCATACAATCACCACACAGAGATTATTTCTTTCTTAAAGAGACACTTTAAGAAATTTGATAGATGTGGGTTCTTATCATTGCCAGTGGGTGGAGAAGTTGGTCAACATATTGATATTGGATCTTACTATCAAACAAGAGACAGATACCATCTTGCAATTCAAGGTGCATATGACTATACAGTTGGAGGAGAGACTGTAAGAGTAGAAGAAGGTGACTTGATTTGGTTTGATAATAAACAATCTCATGGAACAAAGAATGTTGGAGATATTGTAAGAATTACATTTGTGTTTGATGTTCCACATTCCAAGAACAATCCATAATTGTCTTGCAACAAAAGTTATTGTATAATAGGAGATATAAATGAAAGTGTTAAAATTTTATGCCGACTGGTGTGGTCCATGCAAAGCATTGACTCAAGTAATTAATAATGCTGGAGAGAAAGTTACAATCCCAGTTGAGAATGTAAACATCGATGAAAACATTTTTCTTGCACAAGAGTTTAGAGTTCGTTCTGTTCCGACTATGGTATTGGTTGATGATACTGAAAATGAAATTAAACGACATGTCGGTTTAGTGAATGAAGAAAAATTATTAGAATTCCTGAAAGGTTAATATGAGCATACTAGACAAAATTAAAAAGAATACAACAATCAAAGATTCAGCAATTCTTGCTCAGTCTAAATTCTTCGCTAAGAAGGATATGATTCCAACCTCAGTACCAATTATCAATGTGGCTTTATCAGGTCGTCTTGATGGTGGATTGGTTCCAGGATTGACAATGTGGGCTGGTCCAAGTAAGCACTTCAAAACAGCCTTCAGTTTGCTCATGGCGAAATCTTATTTGGACAAGTATGAAGATGCAGCGTTACTGTTTTATGATTCCGAGTTTGGTACTCCTCAATCTTATTTCGATACTTTTGGTATTGATACAAAGCGAGTTCTCCATACTCCTGTCACAGATGTTGAACAACTCAAG